TACCAAGAACAAAACGTCTATTGGTTCCAGGATCAGAATAACGATTCTTCAACTGTTTAACCATAATTTGATTTAACGATTCCAGTTCTTCTGAAGAGATAAGAGCAAACATAAAATCAGCAGTTGCTGGCAGACCAAAAGATTCTGATGTGTCCTCCAGTCCCACATCGCTGTTAGAATATCCAGAGCGAGTGGTTTGCGTTGCTGAGATGATTGGGACATCGTATTCAACTGCAAGTCCTCTGAGTTCTTCGGCGATTGCTTTGACGAGTGTGTATGAATTGACGTTGGATCCATGTTTAATCCTCGATGATAGACAAATATTTAGATAATCGATGTAAATGATATCTGGTTCAAAGTTCTTCTTGATACGCAATTCATTCAACAGGTGTCTGAAGTTTGCCGAACCAGCACAAGCAGTAGGATATTCTTTGATGATAAGTTTACCAGTAACTTTAGATTTAAGTTTCTCCATCTTAGCATCATAAGTCTGCTTAGGCATTAATTCAAGAGTCTGAATATCTACATCTAATAGGTTCGCATCTATTCTTTCGGCGATACGTTCTTCTGCCATTTCCAGTGTGATGTATAGGACATTATCGCCTCTTGAGAGATTGGCGGCTGCACAGTGACACATGAATAAACTTTTGCCAACTCCGGTTCCGGCCAAGGCGATGTTGAGGGTCTTGTTTGGTAAACCACCGTTCGTGATGACATTAAAGTAGTCGAGATCAAACGGCACTCTCTTTTCTTTTCTATGGTAGAACTCAAAGCGTTCGTCGGCATCAACGATAAAGTCATGACCGATGTGACTGTCAAAAGAAACTGCCAGTGCATCTGTGAGAATTTGTGGGATAGAACCTTTAGATATTGAACCATTCTTTTCATCCAATATTTTAATAGACTTCATTAATCCAAGATAAATTGCTTTATCCTGACAAAATCTTTCAGTCTGATCAAGTAACCAATCTAGTTTAGCATCTACAGATTGTAGAGAAGCAACAACTTCCTTACTAATTTTGAAGGTATCATCATTTAATCCATCCTTATTAGATAGATCAATTGCCAATGCTTCAACAGTAGGGAAATCGTTATACTTCTTTACATAATCGTCAATTAGATCAAAAACAACCCTCTCTGAATAATCCTGAAAATACTCGCTCTTAAGAAATGGTATGACCTTTCGGCCATACTCATTATTGTGTAATAGATTAGATAGGATTGTTCTTTCTATGTTCATTCAGCCTCCGTTTCATCATCATTATAAACTAATGAACCCTCTGTGTCAAGCGAATACTTACGTTTGACATACGCAGCAAAATCAGTCTCTTTGAATATAGTCATCCAAAAGTCTCGATTATCCACGATTTCCCCCGCTCGATAATTCTTTCCAGAGACTTCACCAGTCTTGCGATCCACAACGGCATACCATCCCACTTTTGGCTTAGCAATATAGCCTCCGTCAACGGCAACGTCAAGAAGACCACTCCAACGATTAATACCGCCCTCATAACTAACAGTAATTGGGATTTTAGATTTTTCACGTACGTAACGAGATTTTTCCACATTGATAACAAAGTGATAACCAGCGATTTCTGTTCCATCTTTCTCCTGCTGTCTGCCTAGAATCCAAATATTGTCAGCACCATAATATGCGCCAGTACCACCGCCAACAACATCTTTAGGAAACATACCAATTTCTTTGTAAGTGTGATTAACTGCCACAAGGGGAATATCCTTCAATGTAAGATGGGGAGTGATCATTCGGAATAGAGATTTAAGTTGCTTGGCACGAGACATGTCAGCAACTGACTTTTCATTCATAGCATCTTCAACTTCTTTCTTAGATGCTAGATTACCAATAGAGTCAATAATGATAAGAAGTTGATCTTCTCTTTTAATCTCTTTCAACTGTTTCATAATATCAAACTTCAGTTCTTCAACGTCAGTAATTGGTGTATGAATAACAGAGTCAAGAGGAATGCTGAACTTGTTAAAATATGACTGTGGCGTGCCAAACTCTGAATCGTAAAACAGAATTACACCATCAGGATATTTCTTAAGAAAAGACGATGCTAGCAGCAAAGCAAATCCAGTTTTGAAATGCTTTGATGGACCTGCTAGCATCGTAAGACCAGGAGTAATACCACCATCGACTGTTCCAGACAATGCCACATTAATCATTGGCACTGGTGTAGGAATCATATCTTTTTTAGTATAAACCTTGGAGTCTGTTAGTGTAGATGTAAGATCTATTGTTGAATTTTTGATAAGACGTTCTTTTAATGACATGATAACCTCAATAATTTACGAGTAACAATTCTTTACGTTTCTTTTGCTTTTCCATATATTCTCCTACGCTCCTCATGGAATATGTAAGATCAAATTCTATTTGCTCCCAATCAGGGAATCTATCTTTTACTGACTGATCTGAATTATATGATATTGCCATATCTATATCAAATCTATTACAATTATCTGCAAACTCATCGTGATCAAACTCTTTGTGCATATTACCTTTATTACCATAAAGATTAGAACTGATCTCGTATGGTGGATCTAGATAAATGAATGTTTTACCTCGTGATGGATCATTCTTAATGAGTTCACAATAAGAACGGTTAGTTATTGTCCAGTTTTTAATTAACTTGGAGTAATGTTTGAGTTTCTTAATATTTTGTATGCTAAAATTTGTGTTACTAGAAGATTCGGAAAAAGATCCTGATTCTGTCAATCCGGAAAAAGAACATTTGTTAAGAACCCAGAACATCACTGCTTTCATAAAATCTGAAGTGTCTGGATCATTCATCTCTATTTTAAAAGAGTCAAATATTATTCTGATAAGATCAGGTGTATCATTTCTTATTCTAAGATCTAGTATGTTATCTGCCAGTAAATCTCCATTGTCTCGAAGTTGTATCCAGAAATTATACAGTGGCCAATAAAGATCATTTACCCAAACATTAATATTTGGATGTTGTTTAGTAACAGCAATCGCCATAGATCCACCACCAAGAAATGGTTCGCGATATTCATCGTATAACATAAGTGGAGGAAAATACCGAAACAGTTGTGGTACTGCCTTGGATTTTCCTCCAGGATATCTTAATGGTGTTTTCAGTTTTTTCATAAATTCTCAGAGATCAATCCCATCTAAATGAAGTATACTACGAACTGTATCTTTTGTCAACCCATTTTTTCTAGCATACATACCTAGATTGGCAGCAATTAACAGAGTGACTGCTAATGGATCAAACACCGCAACAATTAAAATGATTACTAACCGAACAGCTTTTTCCAACTGGTTCGTATCTGTTTCCCCATATATGAGTTGCGCAATATACTTAACAGGTCCGACTTCCGCTTCGAGTTTTCTAACATCGCTTTCTTTTCGGATTCTGTCGGTGGTAAGTGCGGATATATTTTTGACATGTTCTTCCTTTTTTAAAACTAAGGAGTCTCTAGTTTTTCTCTGTTGATCTGCAGCACGTAGTGATCCTTCTGCTCTTCCCTTTTCTGTCATCTTAGACAAAGCAGAATCGATTTGCTGCAGTTGTTTATCCAAATCCGCAATGGACTCTTGTTCGAACTGTATCTTTGTGTTTATTATTTTTATTTCTTCAGCAGATCCAGTTGACATTGCGACTTGCTGGTCAATGTGCGCTTTCGATAGAAATCCAAAAGTGCCCATAGAAGTAATTAACATTAACACAATAACAATACTACTAAGATAGTATTTCAATGCTCTGGGGCATATATGCCAATTATTATACAACCAGGATGCAGTTACTAACTTACTAATTTCTAATGTTCCTCCCATGAATATCACGGGCCAGAACGCTCCTGAAAATATGGCGGTTAGACCATAAACTGAATAAAATCCAGATACCCCTGACAGAGTCAGGGCAGTTAATAGAGCAAGATAATTTATCATCTTATCCGTCTACGTACTTGTTCACCTTGTCCATAAATGCCTTGATTTTTGCTGCTCTATCTGGCCATAAAATGTAGGTTTTATCTGGATCTTTAGAAAGGTTTCTTAACAAAGGCATAATCATATTACGCAAACCATTCAGTTTGTCTTTGAGTTCTGCCTCTGTCTGCTCGACAACTTGTTTCTGTTGGTCGAGAGTCTCTAAGGTTTGTTCTATTTTTTGTTTTAATAACTCTTCATGCGCCTTTAGTTCTGTTTCAGAAACTAAAGAGAATCCGAAGTCATCATCTTCATTCAAATCAATCGACATGTTCTTTCCCTCTTGTTATTATTGTTGTTATGAGAAGAAATCTTCCAACGTGGATGTCTGTTCTGTATTCCAACCTATTACCTCTGTAATGGATTTTAACGGTTCGAGGAATGATTTAGTAAATTGCATTTCTCGATCTATATACTTATCTATATATAGCATATCTGCAGGCAATTCATCAGGAACAGCAATAACTGTATCATGAATAGGATTAGGAATTTTGAGATAGGCAAATTTAACCTTATCTCCATCCTGTATTGTCTGCACATTCATATTCTTATTATAAACTAAGTTATTGAACAGCAGTGCACCTTTCACGTGAATAGGTGTTCCTTTAATGTAGATTTCTGCTCTACCTGCATACTTCTTCAGATTCTTCACACCACGAGGAAACGCTACGTCTTCAAATGGTAGACTTAGAAACTTCTCACGAAATTCTTCAACGAAATTATGCAGTTGTTCCTGGTTTCCATTTAGAATTATCCCGAGAGCTTTTTTAATGTTCTCTCTACACGCTCGTGGAGTGCTCGAACGTACCGCTTCAATACCTTGGAGTTTGAGTTTGGGTTCTGAATATTGTACTCCTTCAACATTCCAAGCATTGAGGATATACATCTTCTTAGCTTTCCAGATTCCTTTGTTTGCAATTGTTTCCCTCTTCATCTGCATTTTCTGCTGGTATGCATTCATCATATCAGCAAGTTCTTGATAACAACTATCTATATATGGTTGAATCTTTTGTTCGCAGAACTTATCTATCATATCAACTATTAATAGTTCGTCAGATACAACAGAGTATTTAACTAAATCATCCATACAAACATAAATAGAATCAGTATCTGATGCAATAACATAGTCAACTTCACTTGTTTTGAGAAGTTTGTTCATATACTTATTAATTTTCTTTTCAATCCAACGAATAGACAACTGACCAGACATGGTAATCGCTTCCGCATGATCAAAACTAAACCAACGGAAATACTGGTTTGCCAATGCACCGTAAGCAGAGTTTAACTGGATCTTTTTTGCCATCTGCATATTATGGTATCTAGCAGATAACTTTTCATCCTCTTCGTTCTTGTTATTCTCATATCGTTGCTTTGCCTCAAGCATCAACTTCTTATACTTGGTGCGGTCATTATACATCTTTTCCATCAGAGCAGGTAAGAAACCCTGCTGGTCTTTACGATAGGCGCAACCATTAGTGGCATATGAAAGATCTTTATGAATGATTTTGTAGTCGCCCTTTAATAACTCATCAATCGATGGCATACCTACTTTACCAATAAATGTCTCTGGACTGATGTTATACTGCATAATAAGATGAGGATACAGACTGTTCAAGTCAAATGATACAACCCACTTACTTAATCCAACCTTCGGATCCTTTACATATCCACCAACAATAGATTCATTATATTCCTGCTTCTTATTCTGAGGAATAACAATTCCTTGTTCTAGTAAATAATTGTGAATGATAACATCCCATGAACGAACAGTTGTCATGGTATCTTCGTAGTTGACTTTAGCATCGTATGCCATTGCCATTACTTGTTCTAGAAATTTCATCTTGTCATCTAGTCTATCGACAAGAACAGTATCGTGAATGTTATACTCAATAAACTTCTGGTAATCTTTCTTATACAACTCTAACAGGTTACCATACTCAGAGTAATCTATTTTCTTTTCGCCCAACTCAACATTTGCGATGTAATCCAGTTTGTAACTTTCGCTGTTACCAAAACTAAACTTACGATACAACTGATAATAATCAAGAACGGATATGCCAACAGGATCATAACTCTGGTTTTGTTTTCCTCTAAACTCAACAGATTTTTCATTGAGAATTCTCCATGGCGATAACTTTTTAGCTTCGCTATCATTAAAAAGATTTTTAATACGGTTAACGATATACGGAATATCAAAGAACTCAATGTTCCATCCAGTAACAATATCAATATCTAGTTTATTCCACCTGTCGAGAAACTGTTGGATAAGCTCGTATTCGTCTTTGCACTGAATATAGAAAGTGTTGGGATCGGTGCTGGTAAATTCGCCACAACCAAAAACGTAATTACGATTACGGCAGCGAATAGTAATCGCCGTAAGTGGCTTATCAGCTCTCTGAATATCTGGGAAACCTTCATCAGCAGCACACTCAATATCGATAGTAGCGATATTAACTAGTTTTGGATCATAATCAATATCACCTTTGAAGTTGTCAAAAATATATGCATATTGATATGTTGTAAGACCATATATGTCCATGTTAGACACATCAGAATATCGTGATACGAAATCTCTAGCATCACGAATAGAATCAAACTCTATCTTGTCTACTGATTTGCCTTCTAATGTTTTATATTTGCCTTCTGCTTTTGGTAGGAATAGGTAAGGTTTGTATGCTACCTTCTCAGCAAATCTAAGACCCTTGTCAAATCCACGAACAAAAACAATATCTCCACGCATATGTACGTTTGTATAAAATGTTGCCATTCATCCTCCAATCTACGCTATCCGGACAAAGTCCCACGGATGCAAACATATAGTATAATATAATTTTACATAAAAGTAAAGGCTCCGTCTGTATATTAAAGC